TCATCAACCAGATTTGTTTCGTTCGCGTTCACCAAACTCGTGTCGAGTGCTAATACGGTGAAGTTAGGAACGTTAATTGCTATGTTGATGTCTACGGGATTAAGTATCCCATTGATTAAATCTACCTGCTCCGGATATAAAGCTACCAGCGACTTATAGAAATCCCCTTTCGACCGATACGCATTAAAAGTAGCGCGGTGATATTTGAGATTATCGTATGTGAACTCAATTTCCTCAAGGGTGTCCAATGAGGTGATTTTCATCACTTTGTCTGTCGGATGGTATAATCCTGCCAAGTGACGATAGTAGATCCAGGACTTAGGATCGTTCGCGTCAACGGTCTTCCCTATACTGACGAGGTACTTATTCATTACTTCAGCAGCGCTATCAAGTTTAATGATCACCGAACGAGCTAACTGAATTACCTGTTCTATATAGAGCGCCTGTGTGGTGAAAGCCATACGAGCCCCCATTAAGGATTTGTTATGGAATTGTTGAAACCTATTGGTATAAACTCGAGAATTAGTCGAGTAAGAAGCGGGAAGTCTGATTTCTTTAAAGACAATCCTTCCGCTTCAGTTATTGCGTCAAAGCTAATCCCTGATCGGCGGCGTCCGGGCGAACTCCCAAAAGACGATGGTGTAGCTGTAACCGACGATACTGCATTCAACACCATGATGCAGACCCGCGCCAAGAAAAACATGGACGCGGACACTATCTTACGTTTGAACCCGGATATTAAGTTAATCCGTGAAACGTTGGTGTCGTGTATTCGCTCACCTTTATCCATGGAAGATGACGACTTATTCTTCAAGGTAAACGATTCTGATTTACCTCTGTCGTTACTCAACACCATGATCGAACCGGTAAGTCAGCACTTCAGTACAGACCATAACCTCGGCGAAGAACTCAGCGACATGATCGCAGATGCTCTCGTTAACCGTGGTGCGTCTATCTGGGGTATCATACCAGAAGCGTCGCTCGATGATCTGATTAACAAAACCTCCCGCGTTTCTAACGAAGCGTGGCAAGAATCTGTTAACAGTGAATTCTTCGATGTAAAAGCAGGAATCCTCAAATCAAAAGGCATTCTGGGCGGGCCTGAGAACCCTACTCATTCTGCACAGGTTCCGAGCTTCGAAATGTATTCGCTGGCAACTACCGTTAACCAGAAGATTACCGATAATATCTTCATTACGGATAACCCTGCTCAGCTGCGTTTACCAGAACTGAATGCGGCCTTTAACCGAGCGAAGATGCGTAGTCGTCTTTCTCTCAATCACCCTGCTGGTCGAATCCCTCGTGTATCGAGCGAATCGGCGGCGACAGGTGAGGAAGATAAGGTAGCACTTGCTCGTAATATTGAGCGTATCCAGAGATCGCTCTATAACCCCCGTAATTCGAATCGTAGTCGCCGTAGCTCCTATGGTAACACTTCGATCGTACGAAGCTCTCACGAAGCTTCCAGGAGCTCTATCGGCCATCCGTTGGTGATTCCTCTACTTAATGAATCTACCATCCCGGTATTCGTACCAGGTAATCCGAAACGCCATATCGGCTATTACGTGATCACTGATGGCTTCGGGCAACCACTTAATGTTACACAAGAACTGAAGCGTTTTCAGGAACAGGGTATTGCCTCCATGCAGGGCACCGCCATGACGGACCAAACTACTGCGATGTTGCAGCAGATTAACGTCATGCAAAACGGCTACTGTGTCGATAAAGATACAGGTACAGCAGAGCGTCTGCGCATCTTCTCCGATGTGATGGAACTTCAGCTGTTGAACCGTATTAAGAATGGTCTGCGTGGCATGTCTGTTAAGATGAAGCACGACGAAGACATCATGCGTTTGATGTTCATGCGTCAGCTTTCCAACGAGATGACTCATATCGTCTTCTTAGCAGCAGATCAGGTTGCATACCTTGCCTACGAATATGATGAAAACGGTATGGGCGTTTCCATGCTGGATGGCGTTAAGCAAGTTGCTACACTCCGTACGATGTGTAACTTCGCTAACTTCATGGCATCTATTCGTAACGCAGTAGGTCGTACTCGTGTAACGATCAACATCGACGAACGTGATCCGGACCCAGAGAAATCTGCGGCTATTCTGCAAGACGAGTTCTTACGTGCTCAGGGTGGTGCAACGCCAACTGACGTCGCGTCGTCTGCGGAGATGTTCCGTGTTATTCGTCAGATGGGTATCATCTTCGATATCCAAGGCAACACCCGTATCCCTAACACCTCGGTAAACGTAGAGGACTTCAACTCCAATAAACAGATCATTGATAACGACTTCATGGATCGTTTGGAGAAGCAGGTCTACATGGGCTTCTACGTAACTCCGGAAATGGTGGATGCGACTCAGTCAGCTGACTTTGCGATTACTCGTTGGACAACCAACCAGCTCTTTGCCAAACGTATTAAGAACTTGCAGAAAATCACAGAAGCTTTCTTAAGCGATTACGTGACGATCTACTCCTACAGTTCTGGTACGATTATCCATGAGTTGCAGAACATTATTGATGCAGCTAAGGATAAGATCCCTCCTCAGTACATGGAGCGTGGTGGCGATGATGGTTCTCACGGTGTGCTTTACGATAATATTATCGAAGAGTTCTTCCGTGTGCTGGAGATTAAACTTCCGTCTCCTGAGAACACCAAACTTGATACTCAGATGGAACAGCTGAACAAATACGTTCAGGGTCTTGACGTTGCATTGGCTGCGTGGATCTCCTCTGACTTCATGGACCTGGCTGGTAACGACAACGATAGCAACTACCTCAACCAGGTACTCGCATCGGTTAAAGCTTACTACATCCGTAACTACATGCTGGAAAACAATATCTTCCCTGAACTGGCCGAGCTTACTCGTAAAGGTACAGAAGATAGTCCTGCACTTGACATCTCTAAAGAAGTTATCCTGCACATCACCAACCTTATCACCAACCTGGGTGACTGGGGTGCCGCAGTTAAACTTCGTCGTGAACTGTATCTCGAAAACCTCGAGAAACGTAACCAACAGTACGCGGATGCAATCCGTAATGGTACTGGCGGTGGTTCTAGCTCTGATACTTCTACCGACGACAATAACGACGGTGATAGTGAAGACGACGATAGTTTCTCTATGGAAATGCCTCCGGGCATGGATGATGACGGTAGCACCGAAGACACTCCGCCTGATGATAATCCTGAACCTAAGGATAATGAACCAGCGGCTGAACCTGCTTCACCAGAAGCAGCAAGTCCAGATGCTAACGCAGGAGATGCTCCTCCGGCTCCATCCGAGCCATCCAATCCTTCCGCTTAAAGCAAAAAAAAAAGAGGGGCCGCCATGGCCCCTCTTTCCTCCACTTATGTCAAAATCAACTTAACAAGTAGCAACCTGCGTGAGCAGGAATTCCACTGTGTCGCGCTTATGGTCGCCGGAAAGGCCCAGAGCGTTACGGTCAATCCGATACACGGTGCCATCAGAGAAGGCGATGTATTTGAACGGCGTTTGTTTGCCCAGAGTAGGCGTGCTCTGCGTTGATACAGTACGCAGTGCATTGAACAGACGCAGGTTGGATTCAGCTGTTACTAAAGCTGGAGCAGATGGAGATTTGCTGTCAGTCAACTTGACGGAGGAAATGGATAATTCGTCCGGGGCTACCGGCAGAATAGTTACCTGGGTCCCACGTACTTCGTAGATCAGAACGTCGGTGTCGCCTTTACCTGCTTCGAGCATCGAGATGCGTCCGCCGGTTTGTGCATGGCCGATGATGAACCCTTCCATTACCGCCTGACCGTAGTTTTCATCGAGGTACTGAACAATCTTGTCACCATCTTCGGCAAAGTCGTCAATGGTTACACCGAGGCCGAGGCTCACGGTCAAGATATCGTTGCAGTACTCAGTCATACGACGGTTAATGCGCTTCCACAGGCCGTACGGAATTGTATCGACCACTGCCATTAAGGCAGCGTGGTAGTTATGGATTGGCACGACCTGACGACCATCTTCACTACGATGGCTGTGGGTGGTGGAGAACATTTCAACCTGTTCCATGATGCGGTCACGATCTTCCGCACTTTCAGCACACCATGCGAATTGACGCAGGCTACCGAAAGATTCAACAGGTGGGTGACCTTCGCTAAAGCCGCGCAGCTGACCGAAACGAGACATTGTTTCCTGCATCATATCACCCAGCGAACTGGTGTTGATAGCTTCGTCTACACGCAGTGTGTGACTGCCCAGCTTTTGAACAGCTGGAGATTCAGGTTTAGCTTCTTGTTCGTCAGCAGGACGATCTTTGTTGCTGGCTTCCCACTCATTGAGGCGATCTTCGTAACGGCGCTCTTCTTCGTCAGCTTTCTTGGAGATATCCAGAATGCTGCGACGGGAAGGTTGAGCCAGAGATGGCAGAACAGCCTGGTTAACGGCACGAGCCGGTGTAACGCTGGTGCGTTTGAAATCAGGAATAACGTGGTTGTCAATGTTCATGTTAAAGTCCCGGAAACGCAGCACACGTAAACCGTCGGCGTTCAGTTCCCACTTCGGTTGTTTCACAAACGGATCGTAAATGACTTCACGAAACGTGTCGGTCTTATCAATAGGACGGGTTGCGATAAACTTAGGATCGTTTACATCGATATTCAGTTCAACGTAATCCGCAATAGACCCGACTGGAACTTCGTCATACGAGAAGCCCAGCTCTTCTTCGGTCTTAGAAAGATCCTTCGGTTGAGCAACTTCTTTCTCACCGACGAAATCGTAAGAACGTTCTTCACGAACCGGACGATTGCGTTCGTTAGTACGTTCACGGGTGCGACTGATTTGCTGAGGCGTTTGCGGTTGCATAACTTCCTCCTGCCCTTCTTCGCGAACCTGCTCAGCGCGACGCTGAGTAAGGGTTTTTGGTTCTTCACCACCGTTACGAGAACGGCTACGATCACTACCGCGGCTAGAACGACGACGTCCTTCGTCACGGCTACGACTGTTACGACCAGAACGGCTGTCACGATCGCTTGCGCTATAATCATCACGATCACGTCCGCGACTACGACCGCGGCGACGTTCATCACCACGAGAACTACTACGGCGACCGCCGCCACGACGGCTACCGTTTTCCAAGCGGTCGATCAGCTCGTCATAATCGGAAAGCGTATCTTCTACTTTGCGGTAAGCACGATCATCGAGATCGTCAGTGAGCTTTTCATCATCCGCCCACTTAACGATTACCATTACAGCTACTGCGCCGATCTTGGAATCAGCGCCGCGTGCACGCTCATCGATATCAGCCTCTTCGACGATATCTAATACGCTGGAAAAGACTTCATCGAAATCCTTGTTGGCAAATCGATCGCGCTTTAATTCTGGATATGCGCAATCGACGCCAGGATGGCGAGATTTCTCCAGCTGTTCGATAATGATATCTTCTACAAGTGTTTCAAGGCTCATCTTTTTCCTTTCTCCAAGCAAATTTTTGAATTAGTTATCGAAACCAATCTCTGAACCTACTTCGTCTTTCAACATGCGATAGTATTTCGGGTTGGGCAAGATTTTTCCCGATTCAGAAGTGGTTATAAACGGATTGAGTTTCGTCCTGCCATCAGGGTTCGGTTTCGGAAAGTTTACCATTGAACCGGAATCGAAGATGGAAGGATGGAGATGATAACCTGGGTCGTCAACGTTGATCTTGGACTTACCGTTCGCAGTCATGACCGCATCGATTTGTCGTACCGAGATCAGGGTGTGTTTGAACAACATGTTATCACCAGGATATTGCACATTCGTTTTCTCGCCGTGATTCTTGGTAATACCTAAGAAACTATTCGGGTGGAGATAACGACCTAACAGCCACTTAACTTTCTTATACGTTAATTGATCTTTGTCTTTCTTAAGTTCCCAGCTGAGGTTAATAATCTGGAAGGTAATGGAACTCAATGCATAGCGCTTAACCATCAAGTGCTTACCCCACATCGAGCCCACGTCTGTGTTCTTCATCAAGTCGATGACTTCGTCGTTCGCATAGACGAGCAGATCATATATCGTATTGATATTTTCTAGCCCTTCTTCGAGAATGATTTCTGCTGTCATCTCGTCGATATAGTCCTCCAACGAGTCCATATGTTTCTGGATCTTTGTCAGCTGGAGAGCTAAGTTTGACTTTTCGCGGAAAATCGCGTAAGCCAGCGTCTTTAGCCAGTCCTCTGGACGATCGATATCACCAAACGTAAACGATACGTTATAGTGGTCGGTCGCGTAGAAGAACGATACGACTAAGTTGACGAAACCTGGCTGTGTATCGAATTCTTCACGTGGAACAATCATCACGAAGTCCGTATCGCGTTGAAGCTTGCGACGGCCGTGACGGTCACGAGAAGTGATTTTGTAATGCAAATCAGGATCGTAACGAGGATCCAGTTCATCGGATGTGCAGACGTATACCTCAGTATTATAATAACGTTGGAACGTCTCAACAACTCCGTACTTGGCAAACAGGTAATGCCCTGTTGTCGGGGATGCCCATTTATCGTTAGCTTTCTTTCCACCCGCATCATTGTGCAGGTATGCTTCTAGCATTACGCCGGTGAAGATATCACCATCTTTGAGCACTGTGTAGTCACGCTTATCCAGGTTAAATTTGGCACGTTGGATAATAAAGAACAATCCGTCTTGAGTGACGGAGACTAGTCGGTCTGCAACTACTGGATGAATCGTAGCCAGCGAACCTTTGATCATCATGGTGTTACCTTGGCGCGCGAACGGTAGCCAGATCTCACGTCTGATTGTTTTAATATCGCCTTTATCGTGGAACTCAAATTCCAAATCTGCTAAAAACAGATCGCTCCGAGCAATGTCGAACTCGCGTTTTACATCTTTATTCAAAACGTTGCGTTGATATTGTTCAAATGGTCCTGGCACGGAAATGCCGCGATACTTAAAATTATCCGGGAAGCTAGAGGCTGTCGAGCGGATAAATCGATCTAACCATGGAACCACATCTTCAAACGACTTAAGAACGTATCCACTACAAACTACTTCGTTGAATTTTGGTTCGTCGCGTACACTGTACTGCCAGTATTCCGCATCCATTACGTTCCCCTTAGAAAATGAGTTTAACTAACGTTGCTACACCCAGCACGAATGCTGGTAGCATTTTCCAACCGTCTGAGGAATCCTTTCGAGCAAAGGAGCGTTCTTCGTAGAAGTCCTTACGGGCTAAACTAACTTCATCACGCTCATGCTTCAATAAGTCAAGTTTAGTCTTCGACTCATTAAGCTCCATCTCAAATCGTTTAGATGGATCAATGCCCTGAGCTTCCTCAGGTGTTTTGTACAGGGTGAACGGGAACACACTTTTCTCAAGCTCTTCGAACGGGAATAGCCTTCGGCCAAAAACCATAGGCGAACCGTTAACACGGATCTCGTTCGTCCAACCTGCATAAATGCCTGACGATAACGTCGGGTCTTTACGTGCTCGTATTGCAAAAGCTGTTCCACCTACGTTGAGATACCTATCGCCGAACGTCCCTTCGTTGTCGACTATATCGATAGTGATATCTAACGCACCATTCGCCTCTCTCTTACGCTCACCATCCGTAACGTAGTCTACCGTCCCTTCACGGGAAAACGGGTGTACGTCAAACTGAGTAGGCTCTCTGAAGCCGAGAGCTATATCATGGTCAGTGATGTAATGTAATTTTGAAGAAGATGTATCCAACAAATCCTCCCGTACTCGGGTGAAACCCTCGAGTACTCGCAAGCGAGGTCGGGCACCAGAAGGTCGTTCGTTGGAATCTTTCTCAATTAAAATGGAGCTGGCGTCAGTTTTTACTTGCCCCTTCGACCTTACTTCCGTGTTAAAGTAAATTCCTTTGGGCAAGTTGGGATTATAGGTCGGCTCAATATAAGCAACATAACCCTCTCTACCGTAGAGATAAATCCCTCGTTCAGTATTGTTTAAAACCCTACGCTCTATACAGAAGTCGGGTATACTGAAAGGTGCTTCGTTATGAGCTTCCGCTCTTAGCGTCTTCATGTATCATTAATGCCATTTGAAAATCACTCTAGTTGATATTCAATTCCCAAGGTTCACTAAGATAATATATGGTTGTAAATTTATTAAAACTGGATAATTCTTTTTTGAGGTAGTTCTCTCTTTTTAAGAACCTTAACCCCCAGTGCAGTTGCACCGGCGTAGCCGCTGTGCTGTAATGTGGACGGAGTCCATCCTTAAGTTCTTTTAGTCTTTTAATAACAAACAAAAAAAAAGAAGAGTATGGTAATCCATACTCTTCTGGCTTATGACTGTTTAACGTACAGGTGAGGTAATACCCCAGATAACATTCTGGATAGGCATACGACTAGCAACGTGCATGACCGAAGCATCGTCATTGTCACCGGCAGTATTGATGAGTGAAGACAGATCATCTTCAACATCATCATAATTACCCTGGAACATGTAAATTTCAGTACCTCTCTTGAAGTAACCGTTATCTACACTCTTTGATGGGAAAACCACAAAGAGATCTTTGTCCAGGGAATTGACTACCAGATAATCCGGATTACCCTTTGCAGGATAAGCGGTATCTTCCATTACTTCAGTTACCGGGTGCTCACCTTCAACGTATTTAAAACCAGTCATCTTCTTTACCTTCTTATTAATGGTTAGTCTTCGTCACCGAAGCGATTTACATACACCGTAGTGTTTTCCCAGTCGTTCTCAACAAAGAATGCCTGTAGAGCATCTCTGTTCTTAGCAGCGTTATAGAGCTCATCCTCGCCCTCGATTGCGCTAAGTGTTTCGTTTGCGAACATAAGGATATTAGCAAACTCATCCTTGGTAACACGGAACCCAGTCTCAGATTCCTCGCCACCGAGTTCTACTAATAGATCTTCGAACTCAGGAACATCAGAATGAGAAACCTGGAGCACTGACTGAATGTCCCGCATTGTTTGGTCAGCATGGTCCAGCGTGATCCCGCCACCCGACATAATATCTTCATCGAGCTCGCGATCGAAGAAGTATACGTACGGGTCTTCTTTATCGATCCCTGCGACTTCAAGTTCGCGGTTATCGTAAGACTGGAAGCTTAGTACAACGGACATTAGAATTTCCCCTGTTCGTGGAGATCGATCAGGTTATCAGCGAACTTCTTATCCTGATCCAGTTTAACGTACGTCAGAGCGTCGATAAGCGCTTCATCGCCCTGATCCCTTATCACGTCGCGCAGTTGGGTAGAACTGCCGTCAAACAGCCACATGTTGCCGTTAAGCGGACGGTACTCTTCGGAGTTGTCTTGCTCCTCTTCAGTAACGCACACTTCATCAGCGAACGGACTGTCTTCAAGATGGAACACGGCGCATTTGTTGTTAGCGTCGTTAGGTAAAAGATAGCAACCCCAGCTATGCGGGAGTGCATGACAGGCAATCATTGCAACTGATGATACCGGTGTGCCGTACCCAAAAAGCTCCTGAGAGATGGCCGGGAATACACCGATGTCGTTGTTCTTTTCAAAACGCATTCTTATTTCCTCTTATAGTTGGTAAATTGAACAAGGTAGTTCACTTAAGTAATGTATAAGTGAAATTATTATAAAAGCAAAAAAAAAAGAAGGGCTACGGCCCTTCCCTTATTGTAATAGTTTAAGCTTGACCTTACTGATTAAACCTTTGAAACCAGATGTTCCGAGTATATGGGCGTTCGCACCAATACAGAAATAATCTTTACCGTTACCAAACGGGTTATCGGATACAGTGTTAGTCCCGGTGATAATACCGTTACGAGTAACTTGACCGAATACGTTTCCATTACGCTTGCGGTTAAAAAGCATGTCGTCCCAAGTGTTAGCCCACGACGTGTTAGCTGGTAAACATCTCTGGTAAACACCGCTAGAGTTTGTCATGAACATCTGTATATAGGTAGCAGGATATTGGCCAGTAGAAATATTGAACCCGCCGAGTATACCGCCAGAAGAAGGGTAGTTACCTGTACCTAATACTACACCCGAAGCAGAGGCATCTGCGTGAATACCTATCTCCAGAGAAAAGCTTACGTTGGCCAGTAATAACTTAGTAACTAACGGCGTCCTGAAATACGTTGTACCTTTGAATCTAAACGCTTTACCTTTCACGTCGTCCGAGACTACTTTACAGTCCGGATCATTTCCTACAAGCTCCCAAGAGTTACCTGCAAGATCTGTCATGAAGGTATCGCCGATACTCTGCCTGGAGAAATCAATGTCGATAAGAACATTCTTATCAGTCTGCTTCCCCGCTAACAAACTCTCAAGCATACCTCCCCCTACCTTAGTTGTTATCATACTTAATCATGCTAATGGCCTATCAGACAAAAAAATAAGAGGGCCCGAAGGCCCTCTTATTCGACTGTCATCACTTAACGACCAGACGGCCTCTCCAACTCAATGGGGTTGCCCTGCTCGGTATCGACGGTATCCGTCAGGTCTTCTGTCTGCAAGTACAGATCCACCGGAGCGGGTAACGCAAAACCGTCTAATACTTCATCCTTGAAGATTTCTGACAGTCACTCGCCGTCTACTACCGGAGGAGTAGGGGCAACCGGCTCGCCAGGGAAAGCGGTTACAGCTTTCTCGTTGACGTTCATCGCGGTACGCTGTGCAACCGCTTCTTCCAGACCTTCGATCTCGATCACGATCATGACCGGGGTGAAGTTGAAGTAACGGTAACGCGGCGTCAGACGCATTTCGGTGTTGATACGCTGATCACGGATCATCTGGAAGTTAGCCAGATACTCAGGGATCATGCCGCAAACGCCGGACTGCATCGGATGAGGTTCTTTCTCGCCCGGCAGAGTAAACTGCATGACGATCTTGTTGCTCATACGCAGGTCAGAGATTGACGCGATGGTGTGGTCGAAGCCGATGGCTACGGTACGGTCGTCGCCCTGGATCATCAGGAACTGCGGCAGATACAGGTCAGTACCGATCGCAACGTGCGGCTTAGGAGTAGAGCCAGGGAACTGCTCTTCCAGCGCGGCGCTGTAGCCGGTCACTTTGTTTACGCGGTAGATCACTTCGTTCATGCGAGAGACGATCAGGCCCTGAATGTCGCCCAGCTTGTTAGCCGAGGTCAGGTTGTTCAGCTCTTCAGCAACGTTGATCTTGATACGCTCAAAGTGCGGACGGTAGTAGTACTGTCCCAGACCTTCCATACCCAGGTTGCTTTCCAGGCCGTGGGTGATACCGTTGCCCAGGTAGGACTCCAGAGTATCGGCGCGGTTCAGCAGAGAGGTAACGGCATCGTTACGCAGCATGGTGCGGTAAACGAATTGCAGCGACTCGATTTTCGGATAGACTTTCTCATCTTCCATCTGGCTCGGTTTAACGATACAGATCGGCGACAGGGTCGGGATGATGAAGCCTTCTTTCTGCACATCGGAGTCAACCAGTTTACCACGTTCCAGCTGGTTAAGGTTGGTCAGACGTGCTTCGAGGCTGAAGCCTTCCGCAGAGAACTTGGCCGGGATCAGCGCTTTAACTTCAGCGTCGTCCAGAGCAATTTTCTCTTCCGGCTTATCCAGACGGAATGCGGTGGTGAACTGCGCGTTCGCTACGCGGACCTGGCCGTTACCAGATTCAACGTTGATCTCACCGTCGACCTTCATCTGGAATTCCAGACCGATACCTTTGTCGAAGAGTGCTTTCAGAGCAGCAGGCACTTCGTCTTTGGTGTTCAGGTTTTCAGGTTTCAGGCTGATGCCGTGGCCCTGGTTTGCGCCCGGATGGAACTTCACGGTCATGTCACGGAAGTTATATTCGCGCGGTGCCAGGAACTGAGCGTAGCTGTCACGGTTAACGTTGATGATAACAGTGTCATCGCCGATTTTCAGAACGATCTCGTCCAGAGCGATACGACGGTCCAGGGAGTCGGTGAAGTTCGGTGCGCCCTTCGACATGCGGCTCGGGGTTTGCGCCAGGTTGATCAGGTTGAAGCTGTGAGCAGTGTTGAACTTCAGATACTGAGTTTCAAACTTATCTTCGCCCTGAGTTTTCGGCTGCGCCGCAACGATCGCGCTGTCAACGAACCAGTCTTTGTTTTCGTCGGTCAGGACCGGATAAAGACGGGTAGAATCCGTTTCCAGGATTTTGTGGTTCAGCAGCGCTTCGAGGGCGTTGGTTTTCTTCAGCTCAACCGCGCGGCCGTCCAGAGTGGTCTGCTGGTAGCCTTCCCACACCATGGTGCGACGGATGGTCATCAGCCAACCGGCGTTTTCCGGAGTGGTGACGTACAGCGGATAGAACAGCTCAGCAAACGGGTGAGTTTTCGCGGCCATCAGGTTGACAGCATACGAGAATTCGCGCCATTTTTCGGTTTCGGTTTCGTCGAAGGATTCCATAGACGGACGAGCGTCTTCGCCAACTACCGGGATACGGCCCCAGTTACCAGCGGTGTTCAGCTGGTTCAGGCGAGTTTCGGAATCGAACTCACGCGGCTTGATGTTCATGTATTTGCCAACGCCATTGTGAGCCAGGCCCAGAATGGTTGCAGCTTCTACAGAAACTTCCAGCTGGCGCTGACGCATCCAGTCCTGGTCAGCCAGGCTGGTATAATGCAGACCGCCTTGTTTGTTGGTGTTTTCACCAGCGCCACGAGCCATCTCATCGTCCAGCTTGAACGCTTCCTGAGAGATAGACTGGAAGCCTTTCTCCAGGTGGTCGATCGCGCCGTCGAAGATTGCCGCGCCGTCAGCGCCGTAGTTCTCTACGGAAACACCAATGAGGCTGACTTTATCTTTCTGCGGCAGAACGTTAAGACCGCCGGTGATGGTGGTACGGATGGAGTCCATGACGTTGTTGAACGTCTTGGTCGCGTTATTGCGATTATTAGAACGAATCATCGTTGGTATTTCCTTAATCGATTAAGGGTGTATTTACTCACAGTATATCTAAACTGTGAGCGCATTACATATAAACAGGCCCGGACGGTCACTCGTCTACGGCATGTCGTAAATAGTGCCTCATTAAATTGGTGCGCTTCAGAAGCTCGAAGGGTAAAGCTTTGTGTACACATTCAATGGTGGCATTATAGAAAGCACGCTTGTTTTTATAAGCTTGCGTCGGGCTGCCGATAAGTAGCAGAGTATCCCCTTGAACCAATTTAGGAATATAATGCTCTTTCTCAAGCAGGTTGGGTCTGGTTTTGAAAATCGAGGAATCTTCGTCTTTGTTTGAAGACTCCAATTTTTTAACAGCCTCTTCCTCGTTCAGAAGAGCCTGGAAAATATCGATGCCAGCCTGATGGTTTTTAGTGAACGATAAATTTTCATCGCACTGACCTATCATATACAAGTCAGCAAAAACATCACCGAACATTTTCACGAGGCGAGCATTGGCCATGATATAGCCATAAACTTCTTCTTTCGAACATTTGTTTTGCTCGGCGTACGTGTACAACTTATTGAAGGAGCTCAAGTCCTCAAGTGGGATTTTCTCCAACACCACGATCTCATTGAACCATGAAGGCACGACAGCAACCTTCAAGGTCAATATGGGTTTAACTTGCATAAAGGCCTCCTGAGGCACTTGATTACATAAGATTAAGTAGAGACGAGCCATGAACTACCGATTTCTTATTATTAACTCATTACTCCTGCTCTATTGGGAAAGACAAATAGAGAACAACCAAGTCAGCAGTATCGATATGGTTAAAGAAATCATGTCTGAATTACGTGTTTCTAATTCAGGTGATGCCGGTGATTCGACAGATGTTTACGTAGCATTACAATCATTAATAATGCGTATCTGTTCACACCCGTCTGATAAAATTGACAAGGGAGCGTTAGTCCGCCAGATCAAAGTAATGGCGAGCCATGATCAATACGTGGCAGACATCATCACAGAATCTGTAGAACGTGACCTCACACCAGAAGAAATCAAGGTCGAATGTTCTGTATTGTCTAAAGATGTTTACGAGCATTCTCGCCGTATTCAGTTCGTGAACATGTTGAAAAATATTGCACGTGACTACGTTTACAGCGAAAAAGAATTTGACCTTACCGCAGCAGCCCGTACCGTTATTGAGAAGTCAGAGAACTTTGCTGTACATAAATCTGACGGTATTGGTGGCGTAGGTGGCGTTGTTGACTTCGTTGACTTTGATGACAACGATGCTCTGGTTGCTTTGTTTAACGACGCACTGAACGAAATCTCTCCTGACGAAATCTTGAAGTATCCTTTACAGGGACTGAACAAGATGACAGGTCGTCAAGGTGGTGGTCGTCGTGGTGAGTGTGTTGTAGTAGGTGGTTTGAGTCACCACGGTAAATCCGTATTGGCTATGCAGATCACCCGCGGCATTGCGATGTACAACATTCCTAAACTGCACAACCCTGACAAGATCCCAACAATCTTGATTATCTCGGCAGAAAACGACCTGACGATTAACATGCGCGAACTGTACAATCAGTGCTACGTTAACGTTTACGGTAAGATGCCAGATAAAGAACCTGAGGTTGAAGAAGCTGGTCGATTCATCAAGGATACATTCGGTAAGAACGGATGGCGTACCTATATGGTTCGTGTTAACCCTGATGAGTTTACACTGAGCGACTTCCAGTCCATGATCTACGATCTGGAAAACTCTGGCCACGAACTGATTGTTTGCTGCTTCGACTATCTGTCAATGATGTCAACGAAAGGCATCGATGGCGGTGGCGTAACAGGTCAGGCTGAACAACTGCTGTGGAAACGTGTTCGTAACATGATGACTGTACGTAAAACGTTCTTCATCTCTCCGCACCAGTTATCTACCGAAGCTGCGTTAATTGAGCGTGATCGACCGAGCAAGTTCTTGGAAGAGATCCTCAACCGTG